ACCGGTTCTATAACAGGACTGTCAGATGTGGGGATAAGGAATACCGATGTCTCACCTCCTGGTGCAAGATGTGTATGAGTGAAGTCGCAGCGGAAAGAAATCGTAATAATTAATTTAAGTTTCCAATGAAAAATGTAACGAAAATAGCCAAGAAGTCAGCCGGACTTAGCCAAAAATGTTCGATTTGTCCACTTATGCGAAGATGTACTTTAGAAATCCATAGAGCTTGTTTTGACAGCTTTGTGGAAGGTTTCAAGAAAGGGGCCAGAGCTGCTGAAAAAGAAATAAACAAGAAATTCAAAACAGGAAAGTAATGAATAAGATAGTAATCGAAGTAACCTCTAACGGATGGGAAACAACCGCAACCATTAATGGTAAGGAGTATAAAGAGAAGCATGTTGCAACAGCATTTGGATCTGAAAGTGTTGAAGGTAATTTTGAAAGCGAAGATGATATACCGAAAGAAATATATGACGCTTTAAATTCATCTTTCCCCTTTGAGTGTATGCAGGCATTGTATTCCATTGAGGATTAACGTAACACTAATGAGAAAGGAATATTTATGATAGAAATAGATTTGAATGATACCGTTAGTGTAGAGCTTACAGAATGGGGAGCCGCATATCTTAATGCAACGAATATATTTAAGGAAATAACCACTACACAGAAATACCATTATAAGACTGACTATAAAGCAGGTGATGTTTACAAAAGCCAGCTTTGGGAGTTGATATTGGAGTTCAAAGATGGGATTAGATTTGATAAAGAGAAGGCTTTTAATAAATTGAAAAAAGTAATTGATCAATAAGGAACAAAACTGAACAGAAATGAATGAATTAGAACAAGATAAAAGATATGTTTTTGGAGATATGATTATAGTAGCCAGTATTGACGCAAATTCTAATCCTATCTTAAAAATTAGCACAGATGCCGGGAATGTGGTTGTAATGCCATCATCCGATAATAAGATTATTGTAAAATCAACCATGGGAAAATACATTAAATTATGAAACAAACATTAGAAGAAGCAGCCAAAAGTATGGCTTACGATAAGATGCCTGATTGGGGAGGATTGCCAGCAGTGGCGAAGAAATATTTTATAAAAGGTGCTGAATGGCAATCCAAGCAATCGCCTTGGATAAGTGTTAAGGAACGGTTGCCAGAAAAGGATGGGTATTACTTTGTTACTGACGGTGATGTTATTGAGAAAGTTTATTTCTTTGAAAGATGGAATAAGTTTGCATCAACTAGGGATTATCCTCATCTATTTTACGATGAAGGAGTGATAAAAGCATGGTTTCCTATTCCGTCTTTTGATGAGATATTAAAGAACAACAATAAAAAATGAAAGCAATAACCATAAAACAGCCGTGGGCCTCTTTGATAGTCCATGGTATTAAAGACATTGAGAACCGTACTTGGAGCTGCCCTAAGAAATACTTAGGGCAGAGGGTACTGATTCATTCAAGCGGTAAACCTTTGAATTATGATAATTTCTATGATTCAATACTTACCAATGAGCAGTTATTGGCATTACCGGAAAACAAAGAGTGGAAAGATTTTAGTTTTTGTACAGGCTCCATAATCGGAAGCGTCGAGATAATAGACTGTGTACAAAACCATCCTTCCATCTGGGCAGAGAAAGGAGTTTATAACTGGGTACTAGCTAACCCTATTCTCTACGAAAATCCAATTGAGGACGTGAAAGGCAAATTATCCTTTTGGGATTATCCCAGTATCAAAGAGGTAAAGATAGAATGTTCGGAATGTGGCAGTATAGAAATAGCTGTTGAGGACTATACAACGGCACCATTCCCAACTTATTTGCATAGGTGTAATAAGTGTGAACATGTGATTATAGAAAGTGAGTGGAAGGAGGTAAAACTATGAGAGATTTTTATGAACTGATAAACCAATATCCATGGACTACTATTTTTCTTGCTATTTTCATTTATGAAGTGATTAAATGTGTGATGTCTAATTTGAAAAAGAAATAGCCATGAGCAAACTATACAAAGTAACCATTTTCGGGGAATCATTCTTAATCGGGTGGTTCCCTTTTTCTTCACGCTGGTATAACAAGCTAAAGATAATCAAATGATAGTACGTCATTTTATAAAAGTTCCGGTCCAAGAGTAGCACTTAGTACTATTTCCGACAACCATGCAGATGTCGTGTTTCTGTATCAGAATTATGGGGATTTCAGCGGGGATATAGAGTATCTTTATACCGAAATCGTAAATCGGTTAAAATTCAAAGGGCTAATCAATTAATGAGCCGGGGCTTAGTGCTCCGGCTTATTTCTGCTATATACAGAAATGTCTAATTTCCTTTCCATCGAAATAAGACATCGAATTGTTAATAATCAGTTGAGCTTTTTTCAAGTTCTCCACATAACTATCAAATACCCTACTGTAGTCGTTTAGTTTATCATGCTTTATAATTACTATATTTAGATTTCTGACAAGAATCATTATTTGAGCCAATATAGAAAAGTCAGAACATTCCTTTCTTGTCAGAATATTTATTGCAGGGATAACAAACTCATTTTTCCATTTGTCAGTTCCGGCATATTCTCCATTTGATGTATTGATTAATGGAATAAATAATTTGTAAATTTCAAGGAAAACAGAACCTTCGATTGTTTGTGGATTGATAGTTTTGGTACTTCCAAATAAATCTAAAAGTTGCATATAGTATGTATTCCATTCGTCCATTACTCTTTGGTTGTTTTCACAATACTTGTTATACACTTCCATTATTAGAGTTGGTGCTTTATTTAAATATTCTATTTGGTACAAAAAGTTCATTATTTGTTTTCTATTCTCATTTTCTATTTTCTTGCTTAATCCGAAAATGTATATATCTGAGAACTTTTCTAATGGGATTTTATTAATTTCTGAAAGATGAATAATACCACTTCTCCAAGGTGCAATGTTTAAATCTGTATTTGTTTTTATTTTATTAGAAAATGTTTCTAATGAATTTATATAATCTATTAGAGTTGCATTACTTTTTTCAACCCATTCATTTATAAATTGTTTATACTGTTTTAGGTTATGACTTTTATTATGCCGTCTTATAAATTCTGATATAATAAAACCAGCGAAGAATGTTAAAATAGAAATTACTAATGATATTAGTGAAATTTTTGTTGATAAATCTAAAGTTTCATACCACGAAACTTCAGCATTGATGTGATTTGGCAAATGATAAGTAGTATCATTAAGCCAAAGCGGCTTGAAAACCTCATTGATACTGTCATTTGCCCATTTAAATATGTATTTTTCACCCATCATTTTTTACTTGTGATGCTATATTATTTTATTGATTAAACATTCGGATTCAATTTTATCTCCTTACCACAATGAGGGCAATGTATAACTCCCTCTTTAGGTTTATCAAAGAGTTCTGTTACTGGCACACCTAAAGCGGTGGCGATTTCTTCAAGTCGGCTTATGTTAGGATTTCCATTAAGCGACTTTGATAGTCCGACTTCTGTAATACCTATCATACCAGCAAGGTCTTTAAGCATTATACCTTTTTCTCGACAGATTTCTTTTATTCTAAAATTCATAATTAAACTATTTGTTTATGTTGCAAATATAGTCATAAAATTATATTCTGTATAAGAAAATCCACGCAATAATACTATTAGTTTAATAATTGATATTTATTAACTAATTTCTTATTGCTGATAATTATACTATCTATATATTTGCATCATAATAATTAAACAAGTAGTATAATTAATAAATATAAAGACTATGGCAGCAAAGAAGGTTGATGAAAAGAAAACATTGAAGTATGCAGTAGCATTCTACTTCTGTACATCAGGTAAAATAAACTTCATGTTAGGCAATAAAATGTATCAGCATATAAATACTGTTTATGACCAAAGAGAAGATGGTAGAGGTTTCAATACTTGTGAAGTCGTTTATAACTACAAGGCTCAAAAGTACGAGGTTCTGAATGTAGATACAGAGATAGGCAATAAAGAGATTACAATATTATAAGTTTAACCAGCAGGGCGAAAGCCCTGCGCAACAAAAAAGAATATGACCAAGAAAGAATTAATTGCAGCACTTGCAAATGTAAATGATGACGCGGTGGTATTGTTTGGCACGAAAGAAATTCAGTTTTTCGGTGCATTTGCTACACAGGTATATATTAACTGGGATAGTAATGAGGTTCTTATAGCCAATAAGCACACAGATGCCACAACACCAGTTTACTGCGAGTTATTACATGAGGATAAAACGCATTAACATAAATCGGCAGGGCGAAAGCCCTGCGCAATATAGAAGAATATGAAAGAAAATATATTTTTAAAAGCAGTTATAGAAAAACCGTTATTGAATAATGAACCAGAAGTTTTACACCTTTTCGTTCAAATTATCAATGAAATAACTTCTTGTATGTCAGAAGACGAGTTAAGAGGCTGTATGAGCTCTTTAATAGTAAGACACCCTTATTTTAAACTGTTTTTCGATTATGGTTTCGGACATAATCATATGTGGGTGAAAGCATCAGGTTCTTTAGAAAGATTGATATTGGTTGAGTTCTAATCCGGTAGCCTTATGGCTACCACAATATACACGATTATGAAAGCAGATTTAGTTTTAGTTATCAGCCCTGAAGCCCCACTGATGAAGCAATTGGGCAAAGTATTAGGTAGGTTGTGCTCTATGTGTGACTTTTCTACCATAGAAAGAGGCGAAAAGTATGTCACGATACGGCATGATGAAACAGGGCTTGTCGTGGCTTATACGAGTGAAGAAAGATTGAATGTGAAAATGAATTAAGAATGAAGAATGTATTAGAATCTTTGAAAGAAAGTGGCAAGAGTGGCAAAATCACAATCAGAGAGGCAGCTATAAAGCTGCATAAAGCAGGGTGGACGAGTTTTGTAGACGTGGATAAAACGAAACAATTACTTGAATTATGAACTCAATAAATGTAAACGGTTGCAGCGTATGCCAGCCCGGCAAAGAGAATTACACTACCTACGCAACGAAGTTAGGCAGAAAGAGAGTGAGAATGTACCAGTACGACTACCGTACTGAAAGTGGTGAACTCTTTGCTTGTTGTGCGCCTACCTTAGAGGCGTGTAGAGAAAGACGGGACAAATGGTTGGACGCTAAAAATAAATCAGTATGTTGACAATAGAAATACCAAAATCAAATAGAAGAAAATCCGAGGAAGACGCACTTGCATCTTTCAGCCTCTCGGAAATCAAAGAGAAAGGTGAATGTGTTTACTTTCATTATGGCGTAGGATGGGGAAATAACTGGCCTCATTGTTGGGCAAAAAATACTGGAAGTGACGCTAAAGACAGACACCAAATTTCGGAGTTGGCGCACGATAATGTCATAAGAGCATTTATAGACAAAGGCTATTCTGTCGAGTATAGAAGTGAAATAGCTGCCGGAAGATATGTGATTATTAGAGGGTGAACTACAATGGAAACGAAAAGAGACAAAATTTTAGAGAAGCTTCGTAAGCTGATGAACCTAAAAGAATCAGCTAAAGCGTTAGGCAATGAAGGCGAAGCACATGCGGCAGCAGCAGGTATCGCCCGTCTGCTGATGGAATACAACCTGTCAGAAGAAGATATACCAGAGCAGGAGAAACTGGAGAACCCGGTAATAGCAGAAGAGATACTTTACAAGGTTGAAATGAGCAACGGTGTTTGGTATGATTTTCTTGTATCAACGGTATGCGAATATAATATGTGCCGAAGCCTTATTGTAAGCAGGCCCAAGAATTACCGTATGGTAAGGGATAAATTTCAGATCATTGGTCGCAAGAAGAATGTAGAAGTAGTGTTGTATCTGATTTCATTCTTGGCGCATCAATTTGTTATTATCTGGAAAAGGAAATATCCAAACTACAAGTATGAATGTATTCGTAAATATGGAATTACGCCTAAAACGCTTGCTATGTATATGAAATCCTTTCTGTATGGCTCGTCATTGGTTTGGGCGATAAATTTGCTTCCATGAAGCAAGGTTTGGAAGAAACAAGTAATGTAACTGCATTGGTAGTCGCTTCAAAAGCAGAAATAGATGAATTTCTTAAAAATGAGAAGATTGGCAATGCACGAGAATCACAAGCCCAAATTGATAGGCTATGTGCTAAGGAAGGAATAAATGTCGGTCGAAATATTGAAATTCAAAAAGGAATTCATGCCGAAAGTGTAAGTGAAGACAGGAGATTAATGTAATGGGAACCAAAGTAACTAAAGATGGCAAAAGTTTACGAAAACAAGAAAGGATTCAAGATCATACAAGCCACTCGTGGCGAAATGATATGCGCGCTCAGTGAATATGGATGTGTCGGAATTTGCGACAGCTGTGGTTCCAGTAATTGCCAAGATGGATTCTACATCGCAGTCCTTAATTGCTGGTATTGTTCTGATTGCTTCCATAAGTGGTATGCCAGAGCTAAACGCTATGCTTCCGATGAATATGTTGAAAACAAGAATTTTGAATTGTATAAGGCTGTTTTAGGGATCTATTAGTTGTTTATGATGGTAATTTAATTTATAACATTTTGATATCAAATATATTATACATTCACATCTAAATATCAGGATATGAGAACAAAAACAGAAAAAGCAATCAATTTATTCGAGTCCGGGTGCCTGAAAGAAGCGTTATCCATCTTCCGCACCTTCCGCATCGGATTCACCAAAGAAGAACGCAGAACACTGCAAATTGCAAGTGAAAGTCTTGCCGGAAATGAGAACTTCTACCAACAGATAGGAATCGACACAGATTCCATGATAAGCAAATCGGTTGAAATAATCACAGAAAAGTATTTGAGCAATCAAAAAGTTTAGTGTAAAATAGGGCGTAAAGCTTGTTACATTATAACTAATTAGTTATATTTGCATCATGGAATCAATAGAAACTAAAACCACTGATATAAGAACCATATACAAGACAGAGGAATTTGAAGAGTTCTACAATGATCTAAATGCAAGGGTAAAGGATAAGTTCGAGTATACATTTGAACTTGTACAAACGGTGTATGCCTTGCCTGTAAAGTATATAAAGCATTTGGATGGAACAGACTTATATGAAATGCGTGTGTCAGTCGGCTCTAATGAGTACAGAACTGTGTTATTTGCAATTGACAACAGCAATGTCATTTTAGCAACAAAAATAATCCTGCTTAACGGATTTTTAAAGAAATCTACAAAGGATTACAATAAGCAAATAGCCAAAGCAATACGAATTTTAAAAGATTTAGCATTATGATACAGTTAGATGAAAAGAAGTTGGCAAGACTCAGAACAACCAACCAGCAACTTAATGAGAAATATGGGGAACATGGTACAGATACTCGTGAGAAGTTCAATGAGAAGTCGATGGCATGGTATTATGGTGATATACTTCGTGAACGCCGCAAGGAGCTAAAATTGACCCAGAAGCAGTTGGCGCAGAAAATTGGTAAGGAGCAAAGTTATATCGCCCGTGTGGAAAAAGGGGAAGTAGATATCCAGTTATCAAGTTTTTTCCGCATTGCGCGTGCGTTGGGTATCGAGTTTACGCCTACATTTGTTTGAAGTTAATTTTATATTCATAGAACATTTGCTTGCATTAAGGCAGAATGGAGAAGTCCGTTCTGCCTTTTTCGTTTCTGCAAGTAAAAGTTAAATCTTTGTCTTTCAGTATTTTACGATGAAAATAAAAGATATAAACCATTGTAAATCAATTATTTATTTGTATCTTTACAATATCAAAATAACACCTATTAATAACAAGTAAAAGTAAAGAGCAATGAAAACAGAAGAACTTATCAGATACTACAAAGCAAACATTGAAGCTATTGAAAAAGGATTGAACAACGACTCTCTTTCAGCAGATAAAAAATTCAGATTGGGATATACACAACAAGCGTTGGACGGATATAAGTCTGCTTTACAAGAACTTCTTGGAAATAATAACGACTAATAATAGAAGAGAGCAAATGAGCAAAGTAACAGAACTAACAAAAGAGTTTCAAAGAGTGATGTATTCCACTACATATTCATTTGAGATTGATACCGAAGATTATGTTTTCGGATTCAAAAACACAATAAAGAAGCGTACAAAAAGTTTAGCCAAGGCAAGCAAGCTAAAAGTGAAGTTAACCAATGATTGTGGTCGGTTCTTGTCAGAAACGGTGAGAGTTGTTGCTGTACGCTTCTACAAGAATGGAGAGCTTACCAAAAAATTGAAAGCAGAAGAGATATCTGCAAAGTATAACGGATAAATCATAGAACTATGAATACTTATTATAAATTCTGTCCAAATGTATTTTTGGCAAAGTGCGATGAAAAGCACGAAAAAGGAGAAGTTATTGAGGTTACAACCAAGTATGGCAAAGAGAATGAAAGCATAGTTTTTAATCTGATTTTCGAGAAAGATGGTTTCTATTATTACTCTATCGTTCGGGCTGACGGATTTAATGTACAGGAATGGGCGAAGCAAAGAGCGGAACGCAGGCATGATTGGGCATCATTGGCTGCACAAAAGAGTAATGAGTATTTCAATCGCTCGAACAAAGATAGAGATTTCCTTTCCTTAGGCGAACCAATCAAAGTCGGACATCATAGTGAAAAGCGGCACAGGAAGATGATAGAAGATTCCTGGAACAATATGGGCAAAAGTGCTGAGCTCAGCGACAAGGCTGCCGAACATGAAAGAGTAGCCAAATATTGGGAAAAACGTGCTGAAACGATCAATCTTTCAATGCCTGAAAGTATCGATTTCTACGAACATAAGCTGGAACAAGCTAAAGAATTCCATGAAGGTGTGAAGTCCGGCAAATACCCACGAGAACACGCCTACACTCTTACTTATGCCAAGAAAGCCGTAAATGAGGCACAGAAGAATTATGAACTTGCACTAAAGTTGTGGGGAGATGAAGAATAAAGTATACGTTTTATTTCAAACTGATATTTGGAAAACAAAATCAAGTAGAGTGTGTTTCGGTGTATTTCTTTATGAAAATGCTGCTATTGATGCTGCCAAAGAAAATGGTTTATATACCAATGAAAGTGAAGTTGATATTATAGAATGTGAACTTGGAAAATTTGAGGAATTATGAAAACGATAGTAAAAGTCTATCTGAAAGACGAGCATGGCAATGAAGACTGGTTCGTTACCCCCATTAACCTCCCAGAACAAGAAGCGCACGAAAACTATATAGGTAAACGCTTCAATATAGGAATAGATACAGACCATATGATGAAATGTTGGAAGGTTGAGACCTTGAGAGTAGAAAAATAGTATTTTTGCCCAGTTTTATTTGAAAGACAAATAAAATATTGTATTTTTGAGGCAGAAATAAGAGAAAACAGCTAAATTGAAGGAATGACAGAAATGGGATTGTTAAGTAGCCGCCTGTCAGCGGTGAAAAAGGATGGACGTAAACAGTCTGACAGCGTGGAATATCATCCGATTGCAAGTTCAAGTCTTGCTTCCTTCAATTAGCTAACAAGGGAATTTAGCAAAGTTGGTCTATGCTGGAAAAGCCACTCAACTTTGACCCTTTTGGCCACGCAGAATTATCCCTTTTTGCTAAAATATGATTGCCCCCTT